TATATTATTATGGATTTGTCTACATGAATTTTTACACTAATGTCTCACGCTATGGAAACATGTTACTTTATCGTGGTTACGAAAATGGCAAGAAGATTTCCAGAAGAATCAAATATAAACCAACACTTTATGTCTCATCATCAAAAGGTGACTGGACAACCTTAGATGGTAAATCTTGTTCACCAATCCAATTCGAATCCATGCGAGACGCAAAAGAATGGATTCAAACAAACAAAGATACTGCCGGTCGTCAAATATTTGGCAACGACAGATATATCTCACAATTTATAAACGAACACTTCCCAGGTCATATAGAATTTAATCGTAACTTAATTAATGTTACAACCATAGATATCGAGGTCCAATCCGATGACGGATTTCCAGAACCAGATATGGCCAATAATCCAATTACAGCAATTACTATTAAAAATAATATCGATAATACCTATTATGTTTGGGGTCTCGGTGATTATAATGCAGAACAATCATATATGACAACTAATCGTGTAGTATATGTAAAATGTGAATCAGAACTTCAACTGTTACATAAATTTATTACTCACTGGTCAACTCCTAGTAATACTCCCGATGTTATTACTGGTTGGAATACAATGTTCTTTGATATTCCATATTTAATAAATCGTACTGTTCGTTTACTAGGCGAAGATGCGGCCAAAAGATTTTCACCCTGGGGTTTACTTAATAGAAGAACTGTTCGAGTTATGAACAGAGAACAAACTACATATGATATTACAGGTATTGGTCATGCAGATTATATGGAACTATTTCAGAAATATACTTATACTGCACAAGAATCATATTCCTTAAATCATATTGCCCATGTTATTCTCGGCGAAGAGAAACTATCATACGAAGAATATGGTACACTTCATAGTTTATATAAAAACGACCATCAAAAATTTATTGACTATAATATCAAGGACGTGGAATTAGTTGACCGATTAGAAGATAAGATGGGCCTTATTACTTTAATGTTAACTATGGCATATAAAGGTGGGGTAAATTATGGAGACACATTTGGCGTAACTGCGATATGGGACACAATCATATATCGTTATCTACATCAGAAAAAAGTGGCAATGCCATTCTCTAAATCAAAGGTCAAAACAAGTTATCCTGGTGGATATGTTAAGGATCCTCACATTGGAATGCATGACTATGTTTTATCATTCGACCTTAACTCACTATATCCATCAATTATTATGCAATATAATATGTCGCCAGAAACAATCGTCGATGGTAATGTTATGGGTATTGATATTGATAAAATATTAGATGGTTATACTTTGGACAATAAAGGTTATGCAATAGGTGGCAACGGCCAGGCATTTACTGTTGATAAAAAAGGTGTTATGCCGACACTAGTAGACGAGATGTATAGTGAAAGGGTTGTTATTAAAAACCAAATGATTAAGGCACAAAAAGAATTACAAACAGTTGTCCCTGGAGATAAACAAAAATTATATGACATTGAACGAAGAATATCAGTTGCAGAAAACCAACAAATGGCCATTAAAATTCTTCTTAACTCACTTTACGGTGCAATGGGTAACAAGTACTTTCGTTTCTTTGACCAAAGAATTGCAGAGGCAATTACTTTATCTGGTCAACTTACTATTCGTTGGGCCGAAGTTGCACTTAACAAATATCTAAACAAAGTCATGGGTACTAATACAGATTATATTATTGCCATCGATACTGATTCTCTTTATGTAAATATGGGACCTATGGTAAATAAATTAAATCCTAAAAATCCAATCGACTTTCTTGACAAAGTGGCCAGTGAAAAACTAGAACCAGTTTTACATGATGCGTATCAAGAACTTTTCGGACTTATGGGCGGCATAGACAATCGCATGGTTATGAAACGAGAGGCCATCGGTGACCGTGCAATCTGGACTGCAAAGAAAAGATATATTTTAAATGTACATGATAACGAGGGTGTTCGTTATAAAAAACCTAAACTTAAAATTATGGGTATCGAGGCCATTAAATCTTCAACACCTGCCCCATGCAGACAGGGTTTAAAAGAATTATTCAAGGTCATGATGCAAGGTAACGAAAAAGAGAACCAAAAGGCCATCGAACAATTTAGAACATATTTTAAAACCTTACCAGCAAATGATATTGCCTTTCCTAGAGGAGTATCTAATGTTACAGACTATCGTAGTGCAGAATCAATATATCGTAAAGGTACTCCAATACATGTTCGTGCCGCACTGTTACATAATAAAATGGTCAAGGACCTAAATCTTACAAAGAAATATCAACCAATCCAAAATGGCGAGAAGATTAAGTTTTGTTATCTTAAAACTCCAAATCCTATAAAAGAGAATGTTATTGGATTTATGCAATATCTGCCAGAGGAGTTTGGCTTGGATCGCTATATAGATTATGACTTACAATTTCAAAAAACATTCTTGGATCCTATCGAACATATCTTCAAGGCCGTTGGTTGGTCTACAGAAGAGGTTGGAACTTTAGATGACTTTTTTGGATAAAACACTTTACTTTTATTTAAAAGTATGTTATAATATAGCAAATATGGAGAAAAAATATGAAATTAGTTAGATTAACCTCACAAGAGGAAGTAATCGGAGAAGTAAGAGAATCAGAAAACAGTATTACAATTAGTAATGGTTTTAATCTGGTTTCTACTGAACCTGGTAAAATGGCATTTATACCATTTATGGCATATGCAAAAGAAAAAGAATTTATAATTGATAAAAGACATGTACTTATGATATGTGATCCAGTCGACGAGTTGGCTGAACAAGTAAGAACCATGACAAGTGGTATTGTTGTACCTGATAAAAAGGTAATTACATAATGGGTAATCAACCAAAATATCCAATCTATATTATCTCTAAAGGTAGGGCTGATACTAGAATGACTGTAAAGTCATTGGACCATTTAGGAATTCCTTATAAGATTGTTATTGAACCACAAGAGTACAATGATTATGCCGCAGTTATAGACCCAGCAAATATAGAGGTATTACCATTTAGTAATTTAGGTCAAGGTTCAATACCAGCAAGAAATTATGTTTGGGAACACGCAGTTAAATCAGGTGCAGAAAGACATTGGATTTTAGATGATAATATTCAACACTTCTATCGTCTGCATAACAATGGAAAAATTAAAGTAACAGATGGTACTTGTTTCAGAGCATGTGAAGACTTTGCTGATAGATACGAAGATGTAAAAATGTTCGGTATGAACTATGCATATTTTTTACCAGCACATACTAAACGACCACCTTATTATCATAACACTAGGGTTTATAGTTGTATATGTTTATCCAATGATATATATCCAGAGTTTGCCTGGAGAGGTAGATACAACGAAGATACAGATTTATCGTTAAGAATTATGAAGGCTGGTTACCATACATTTTTATTTAATGCATTCGCATGTGGTAAGATTACTACAATGACAATGAAAGGTGGTAATACAGAAGAACTTTATAATATTGATAAAACAGGTGATCAAGGGTCAAGGGAAGGTAATGCTGACTTTGATAATAGAAGAGAGTTTGCCGAATCACTAAGGCGACAGCACCCTGACGAAGTAAGAGTAACATGGAAATGGGGAAGATGGCATCATCATATTGATTATTCTCAATTTCAACATACACCGCCTACGCTAAAAAGTGGGCTAAATATTAAGAAAGGTCATACTAATGAGTATGGTCTTAAATTAGTCAAACTAAAACCGGAGGTAGATTATGGCTAAAAGTGAAAATAAAGCGGATCGTAGAATTAACTATGAACCTGAATCATTGTTTGTTATGTCTGGTCAAGAAGAAGAACAAACACCTTATGAATGGGACGATATGCCAAAATTTGAACAAGGTCAAGTAGAGGCCTGGAAAATTTTAAAAGTTAGATTTAGAAATGAACAAGACTTATTGGCATTTGCAGAATTAATTGGACAAACTGTAACTCCTAAAACAAAAGGTATTTGGTTCCCACCAACTGATAAAACTAGAAACAGTTTACTTAGATGGATGCATGAGGATCAAATAGAACAACATTCAGACTTAATAGACGAAGTAGTAGACGATGAAACTATTTCACCAATGGGTGGATAAGGGGTTTACATTATATAAAAAGTGTGATATAATAGTACATTATGCAAAAAATATCTGGTACATTATTTGATTCTTTATACGACGTAAAGACAAATAAGACAATTACATTAGAATCATTCGATAACTTCGAAGATGTCCTTTATCGTTTATCTAAAAAACCAAGAAAGGACAAAAAATCAGCGGAATTAATGTCACCAGCCATTTATAAGAAATATACTAAAAGGGCTAATGACAATGTTACAGCATGGGGCGGTTGGTGTGCTGTAGATGTAGATGACTTTCAAGGAGATATAAAACAGTTCCTAAAGAAAAAGTGTGGAGATTTTTATTATGTTTGTTATTCAACAGCATCGTCCACTAAAGAGAACCCTAAATTTAGACTTGTGTTTCCTTTAACTAATATAGTTGATAAAGATAATATCAAACATTTCTGGTATGCAATTAATAAAGAACTAGGCGAAATGGGCGATATTCAAACTAAAGATTTATCGCGTATGTATTATATCCCTGGAAAATACAAGAAAGCCTACAACTTTATATTTACTCACAAAGGTGAATATATTAATCCAGTTACTCTTATGGAAAAACATCCTTATGTAGAAAAATCTGGAAATACTTTCTTTGATAAACTACCAAAGAAAATGCAAGAAGCAATGATGGAACATGTTAAGAGTAAATTAACAAATACAAATATTAAGTGGAGTGGATATAAGGACTGTCCATTTTTTCCAAAACAATTAGAACAAGAATATAAAACAATAAGCGGAACCGGCTGGTATCACAAGATGTACCAGATAATGGTGGCACTGGCTGGTAACGCGATTAAGAATGGATATCCAATTACGGCATCCGAGATTGCCTATTTATGTAGAGAATTAGATTTCGATACTGGTAACTGGTATGCAAAAAGACCTCTGGATAAAGAGGCCGAAAGGGCATTGGATTATGTATATAAAAATCAACTATAAACTATAAGGTGAAAACTATGATGAAGAAAATAATATTTTTTATAATAGATTGTTGGAGACTAGTAATGGATATGAGATATAATCCGTTAAGACATGTAAGGGATCCTTCAATACAAATGTATTTATATCTCGCATTATTTGTAATGTGGAGTGGATATTTTGCTGTAGTGGCATGGACATGGATTGGCTGGGAAACATATAGTGTGACTTGGTCTATATTCATACACTTGGCAGTTTTGGCTCCTCTATTCGTAACTAATGCAATATTCATGGAGGCTGAAAAGAATGGCGATAAATGGTATACAAGTTTTAGAGTACAACAAGATATAGAAGCCATGGATAAAAGATTAAAAAGGTCGAACTATGAAAAAAGAGTTAAGTGGGATATTGATAAAGAGGCATGAGACTATTAATAGATACATTCGATAACACAAGATTGTTTAAGGACAGGTCTATGTTTGGATTACCAAGATGGATAGTGGAAACAATTGATCCAAATTTTGGATTTAGACATGTAAAAGTATTATCAGGCATTTGGTATAGTAAGGACCAAGCCATAAAAATTGCGAAGGAGGAGAATGCGATATGGATAAAAGAATAACTGTTGTAGGTTCTGGTTATGTCGGAATGGCAAATGCCGTTATGTTGGCAAAACATAATAGTGTAACTATTTTAGATATTGATGCTGATAGAGTATCAAAGGTAAATAATAAACAATCTACAATTGAAGATGCAGATATTACGGATTATCTGGAAAACGAAGTATTACAATTATCGGCAACCCTTGATAAAAAATCTGCATATGTAAATGCTGATTGGGTTATAGTCGCAACTCCAACAGACTATGATCCAGTAACAAACTATTTTAATACTGATTCTATCCAAGGAGTAATACGAGATGTTAAAGAAATAAATCCAGAGGCAATGATAGTAATTAAATCTACTATTCCAGTAGGATTTTGTAAGGAAATGGTAAGTAAATTTAACTTTAATAATATAATGTTTTGTCCAGAATTTCTTAGAGAAGGTACTGCATTAAGAGATGCATTAAGACCAGATAGAATTGTAATTGGTTCAAGTCCAGAACATATAGAAGACGCAGAGTTTTTATATGATTTATTTGTAAACTCAGCGATTCCACAGTCAATGAAAATACCAGTTATATTTACTGGAACTACAGAGGCAGAGGCCGTAAAGTTATTTGCAAATAGTTATCTTGCGATGCGAGTTGCATACTTTAACGAATTAGATACTTATGCTGAATATCATAAATTGGATACGGAATCAATTATAGACGGCGTAACAAGAGATAAAAGAATAGGTAGAGGTTATAATAATCCATCATTTGGTTATGGTGGTTATTGTTTTCCAAAAGATACAAAACAATTGTTATCAAACTATAAAACAAATAGAATACCTAACAGACTGGTTGGATCAATTGTCTATTCTAACGAGATTAGAATGGACCACATTGCAAATCAAATATTACACAAATCTCCTAAAGTAGTTGGTATATACAGATTAATCATGAAATCTGGTTCCGATAACTTTAGAAGTTCTGCAATTCAAGGTATTATTGAAAGATTAAAACCACAAACTAAAGTCATTATCCATGAACCAGCATTTAGTTTTAATGGAGAATTTATGGATTGTATTGTAGAGAATGACTTAAATAAATTTAAAAAACTATCAGATGTAATTGTGACAAATAGAATGGAAAATCAATTAGAAGATTGTTTGGATAAGGTATATACCCGAGATGTATATAATGATAATTAACACTTTACAAATTAATAAAAATGGAGTATAATAGTACACAATGTCAAAAATATTAGTAACAGGTGGTGCCGGATTTATAGGTACGGCACTTGTAAAAAGATTAGTTAAAGATGGTCATAAAGTAGTATCATTTGATAATTACAGCACTGGCAAAAGAAGTAACGAACAAGAAGGTTGTTTTTATTATTATGGAACACCTCAAGACATTGCTGGTGCGTTAAGATATACAAAACCTACATATGATTATATATTTCATTTAGGCGAATACGCAAGAGTAGAACAATCATTTAGTGATTACGATACTGTAATGAAATCTAATTATCATGGGTTTCCTTATATACTTGATTTTGCAAAACAACAAGACGCAAAACTTATTTACTCTGGTTCGTCAACTAAGTTTGCAGAGGGCGGTGGTAGAAATATGAGTCCTTATGCATATACTAAGGCACAGAATACTGAACTTCTAAAAAACTATTCAGATTGGTATGGCCTTGATTATTCAATTGTATACTTCTATAATGTATATGGCGATAATGAAATATCAAAGGGTAAGTATGCAACAGTTATTGGAAAGTTTATAAATATGGTTAAGGAAGGAGTAATAGAACTTCCTGTAACTATGCCTGGAACTCAAACAAGAAACTTTACACACATTGACGATATAGTTGATGGAATAATACTTGCGGCATTTAAAGGTAGTGGCGATGATTATGGTATTGGTTCTGATGAAAAGTATTCAATACTAGATGTTGTAAAGGCATTAAATTGCACCCCATCCCTACAGCCAGAAAAACCTGGTAATAGAATGGACGGAGAACTTAAAACTGATAAAATAAAAGAATTAGGTTGGAAGTGTAAAAATAACTTAATGTCTTATTTAAAGGAACAAATATGAATGACCCAGACTATGGAAAAATATCCTTATGGATAGCTGCAATTGTTTGTAGTATATTATTGTTACCGCATTTAACGGCTGATGTTATTAAATACGAAAATGATAAAAACAATTTAACTTATCATGGTCATACAGTAGATTTAGATAATGATCAAGATATAGTTTGTCTTGCTAAAAATGTTTATTTTGAAGCGGCAAATCAATCATTCGCAGGAAAACTTGCAGTTGCACATGTTGTAATAAACAGAGAACATTCTAATATGTTTCCAAATAGTGTATGCGGTGTAATATATCAGGCAAAAACAAAGATTAATTGGAAAGGTAATGAAGTACCTATTAGAAATCAATGTCAATTTAGTTGGTATTGTGATGGTAAATCAGACGAACCAAAGGATTCGGAGACTTGGTTGGACTCTCTCTGGATTGCAGATTTAGTATTGTCGGGAGCATATCCTGATATAACAGAAGGATCATTATGGTATCATGCAGATTTTGTAGAACCTTATTGGTCAAAACAATTAGAATTAGTGGCGGTTATTGATAACCACTTATTCTACAAATAGGAGAAAAAATGTACAGATACAAAGTTATCGTAGATAGAGTTATTGATGGAGACACGGTTGATGTAGATATCGATTTAGGTTTCGGAATGACTTATAAAAAACAAAGGGTTAGAATGATGGGTATTGATACTCCAGAATCCAGAACCCGTGATTTAAAAGAAAAATTTTATGGCAAGGCATCTAAGGCTAATTTAGTTAGAATATTAGATGGTAAAGATATTCAATTAGTGTCTCATGACAAAGGTAAGTTCGGAAGAATACTTGGAGAATTATTTATTGGCGATTCTAAGTATAGTATTAATCAACAACAGATTGATGAATTCCATGCAGTACCATACTTTGGACAATCAAAGGCTGATACAGAACAAGGCCACATGATGAATAGAGCGGCATTAATTGAAAAAGATGGGTTAATTTATGAAGAATAACACTTTACTTTTAATTAAAAGTGTGTTATAATATACCCATATGTTTTTAAAAGATACTGAATCTATACCTGCAGCTTGTTGGGAAACATTAGGTCAGTATGTTTATGGTTATAAAGAAGATGGAAAATGGGTATATATTGGAAAGGGTAATAAAAATAGAGCCCAATCTCATGTCGGAGACAAGGGATACGATATTAAAGATTTATACATCATCGCAAGAAACCTTGAACGATTTGACAAACGGGATTACCAATCTTTTTTATTGGAATCCTTTTTAATTACTAATGAAAGTCCAAGAGATAACTCAGTCTCTGGACATTATAAGGAGTGTTTTATTATGGCAAAAATGAGTGAATTATTTAACGAATTTGAAAAAAGTCAACATGACAATTTCGAATCACAACCAGACTGGTATGTGGAAAATTACAATATATTTAAGGGCAGATTAAATGTCTATGTTGTAAAATCCCATCATCATCAATTAGAGTTTGAAACAACGCATAAGATGCAACCAGTTTTAGAGATTACAACTGACGATGAAGTATTGTTAAAAATAATGATACATGCAAAAGATGATGTATTAGAAACTAGGAAGGAACAGTTATATACCTTCTGCGAAGAGTTTGGTATTACAGACATCAAAGAGGTTGGTGTTAGAAATCATTTTAACATAGGTGTTAAAAATAAAGAAATGGCTTTTAAATTCATTGAGGACTTTTATTCGTAATGAAAATTGGTATTACAGCATCTACCTTTGACTTACTTCACGCAGGTCATTGTGCAATGTTAAGAGAGGCAAAAAGTGTGTGCGATTATCTAATATGTGCACTACAGAATGATCCTTCTGTTGACAGACCAGAGAAAAATAAACCTGTCCAAAACATAGTAGAAAGGCAGGCACAATTGGCCTCAATTAAATATGTAGATGAAATATTAGTTTATAATACCGAAGAAGAATTATTGGATATTCTTTCTATGTATGATATTGATGTCAAGATTATGGGAGTCGAGTATCGAGATAAGGACTTCACTGGTAGAGATTTATGTAAACAAAGAGATATTGAGTTTTACTTTAATAAACGAGACCATAGATTTTCAACTAGTGATTTAAGAAAAAGAGTGTGTGAACAAAAAATTTAAAATAGGAGAATTATGCCAAGTATTGATTTAAGACCACAAAACCAAAGGCGAAGAAAAAATGATAAACGCCCTGCCAAACCTATGCCGTTTGATGTCGGGTTAAGAAAGTTTAGAAAGGCAGTAGAAAGAGCTGGTATTCTACAAGATGTCCGTAAAAAAGAATTTTACGAAAAACCAACAGCAAAAAGAAAAAGAAAAAAGGCCGAGGCAATTGCCAGATGGCGTAAATATGAAAGAGTAAACCAAATAGGTACTTTTAGAAAAACAAGAGGAAAATAATATGTCAGTAATGGATAAACTAAAAAAGAATTCTAAAATTAAAACTACAGAGGTTTTAGATAAATCTGTATTCTTTACAGAAAAGGATATGGTACCAACCGAAGTACCTATGATTAATGTAGCATTGTCAGGTGATCCCGATGGTGGGTTGACTTCAGGTCTTACTGTTTTGGCAGGACCAAGTAAACACTTCAAAACTTCATTTGCACTACTTATGGCTAGTGCATACTTGAAAGAACACGAAGATTCAGTATTACTATTTTATGATTCAGAATTTGGATCACCACAAAGCTATTTCGAGGCATTTGGAATTGATGCAAAAAGAGTACTACACACTCCTATTACTGATGTCGAACAATTAAAGTTTGACTTAGTAGGTCAGTTAGATAATATTGAAAGAGGAGATAAAGTAGTAATTGTAATTGATTCTATTGGTAACCTCGCAAGTAAAAAAGAGCTAGAAGATGCTCTTAACGAAAAGTCAGTGGCAGATATGTCAAGGGCCAAGGCACTAAAGGGATTATTCCGAATGGTTACTCCTTATCTTACAATGAAGAATATCCCTTTACTTGCCGTTAATCATACCTATCAAGAAATTGGACTATTCCCTAAGGCGATTGTATCAGGTGGTACGGGTGTTTATTACTCGGCCGACAATATCTGGATTATAGGAAGACAACAAGAAAAAACAGGTAAAGATGTTACAGGTTATAACTTTGTAATTAATGTCGAGAAGTCAAGATTTGTCAAAGAAAAATCTAAAGTACCAATCGGCGTATCCTGGGAAGGTGGTATTCAGCAATACTCTGGTCTATTAGAAGTAGCATTGGCTGGTGGATATGTAGTAAAACCTTCTATGGGTTGGTATGCCGCAGTTGATAAAGATACAGGTGAAATACAAGAACCTAAGGTAAGAGAAAAGGCAACAAGAGAAAAGGACTTTTGGTTACCTATCTTTGAAAATACAGACTTTAAAGAATTTCTAACATCATATTATTCTATTGGTCACAAACCATTGCTTGACATTGATTTAGAAAGTACTTTACAAGAGGAGTAAAATGAGTTATAATATATCTAATACCGATTATACATTGGTTGAAAATCCTGGTGGTGAACTAGCAGAGTTTTATGGAGTTAGAATTAAGACTGGTAAATATGCTGATGTTATAGTTGTATACGGTGCAGTTAGTGTAAAAGAGAACGAAGAAAAAACTAACGCAAAGTTATCTTTCAACTATAATATTCAGGACCCTGCTGACCATGATTACGAGTTTCTTCAAAAAGATGAAGATTTTAATAATTACCTAGGGGCTCTGTTACAACATATTATAATGGACTCACTGGAAAATAAAGAGGCAAGAATTGGAAATAAAACATCAACTACCAACACACATACTGAGCAATCTTCTCAATAACGAAGAGTATTGCAGAAGAGTTATTCCCTATGTTAAGAGAGAATTTTTCGAGGGTTCTCATAAAACTGTATTCGATTTAATTACAAACTTCGTAAATAAACACAATAAATTACCAACAACAAGTGTATTAGAATTAGAACTAAGAAAAACAAGTGCGTCTGAAGATATACTTAATGAATCGGCTGTTCTTATATCCGAAATATCTAAAAAGGTAGACATAGATACAGATTACTTAATCAGAGAATCAGAGAAGTGGTGTAGGGATAGGGCAGTTTACAACGCGATTATGGATTCAATACAAATAATCGATGGAAAAAATTTAGAAAAAACTGAAGGTGCCATTCCAGAAATACTATCAGATGCATTAGGTGTATCTTTCGACCAGGCAATAGGTCATGATTACATAGATAATTCAGATGAAAGATTTGATTTTTATAGTAAAAAAGAGGATAGAATTCCATTTGATTTAGATTATTTTAATAAAATTACAAAAGGTGGTTTACCAAATAAAACATTAAATATTGCCCTTGCTGGAACAGGTGTAGGTAAATCACTCTTTATGTGTCATTGCGCGGCATCTGCATTACAACAAGGTAAGAATGTTTTATATATTACAATGGAAATGGCAGAAGAAAGAATCGCAGAAAGAATAGATGCAAATCTTATGGACTTGCCTATAGAACAATTACAAAGAATATCTAAAAATGCATTTGATTCTAAGATACAAAAGATTGCAACTGCGTCTATTGGAAAACTTATAGTAAAAGAATATCCAACAGGGGCAGCGCATACAGGTCATTTCAGGGCTCTTCTTAATGAATTAAAGATGAAAAAGAACTTTAGACCTGATATGATTTATATAGATTATTTAAATATTTGTGCGTCTAGCCGTATGAGAGGGCTCGGTGGAAGTATAAATAGTTATTCATACATTAAGGCCATCGCGGAAGAACTCCGTGGATTGGCTGTGGAATTCAATGTTCCAATAGTATCGGCAACACAGACCACAAGGTCAGGGTATAGTAATACCGATGTCGGACTTGAGGATACATCTGAATCATTTGGTTTACCAGCAACGGCTGACTTAATGTTTGCTCTAATATCAACAGAGGAACTTGAAGAGTTAGGCCAATTGTTAGTAAAACAATTGAAAAATAGATATAACGATCCGACCAAGTATAAACGGTTTGTAGTTGGTATTGATCGTTCCCGCATGAAATTATATGATGTAGAAGAATCAGCTCAGGAGAACCTTATGGCAGATCCTGTACCTGATAAACCAATCGCAACATGGGGTGACCGTGAAACAAAGGACACCTTTGCGGAATTTAAAATATAGGAGAAATATATGGATATGTTACTAAAAGCTAAGGACTGGGTTATGGACAGACTAGGTGAGAGAACATCTTACGATGGACTTTTACTAATTGGAGGATGTCTTTCAGTCATTTTATTTGGCGGATTGGCCAAAGTTCTAGCCTGGATAGGTTTAGCATGGGGTATTTTCACCCTGGTCAAGAGTGACTAAGATATAATATTATATTATATAATCAATCGCGGAGGAGGAGAAATCCTCCTTCGTTTCCTTATGTTACAATCATGTAACATTTTTAAAAAAACACTTTACTTTTTCTAAAACATGTGTTATAATAGACATATAAAATAAAGAAAGGAGTAAAGATGACACAAAGAATACTAGAAACAAAGGCCTACGAAGGGCTGAGAGCCGAGACTCTCAAGGGTATGGTTATCCAGAACCTTGCGACCGACCTCAGTACTCTTACTGATGATGCCAAGGCTAAACTTCAGTTTGAAACTGAGTCAATGGAAGCTGTTCTATTCGATAAAGGCTGGGACCTTGTTACCGATTGGGACACTATGACTCATACATGGAGGGCCAGATAATGAAATTAAATGAATTAGTAAATCAAGTAAACCAAGAACAAGAGTTGCTTCAATTGTGTGAAGAACTTTGCGAGAATATTACAAGGGCATTACATAAGGCATTTCCCCATACTGCTGAACCAGATTATGATATAAAACACGAAGCCCTGGTTGGTAAAAAGTATATTAAAATAATTACAACAGAACGCAATAATCATAGAAGTGTTTGGGGTTTTATAAACCTTTGTAATGATAAATTTAAAGTTGGAGATGTTTTAAAGGCGGCTGGTTGGGCTAAACCTACCTTAAACAAGGCAAGAGGTAACTTATTTGATGGTTACAATATTGCGGAACAACACAAAACACACAGGGTATATGGCCCCGATTATCTAAAATGAAGGAAAAAGATAAAATACCAGGAACTCTCCAAGGTCAAGCCTGGAAGAGGGCCGTGGAAAATAAAAAACCCAATGCTGGTACGCCACATGATTGGGAAGATTATGAAAAAAAAGTTGAAAAAACACTTTACAAAGACAAGAAAGTATAGTATAATATAATTTTAAATAGGAGTAAATATGAGTAATTTAGTAAATGATATAGTAAAAGAAGAGATTGCCGAGTTAATTGACAATATGGGCGACTTTGATGTGTTAAAAGTTTTGTTTGAAAAATTTAACAGAGAAAGTGTAATTGTTGGTAGAGATGTTAACAATGGTAAAGAATTTATGAATAACAAAAGAAACGAATTGTTTGAATGTATGTTCGAGGAGAGATGTTTATGAATGAAGATATGATTAGATTATTGGCAGAACAATCTATCATTGATGGTAAACAAAAATTTACCGAAAGTGATATTAGGGATATGGTTGGCGCGCCAACTAGAGAAGAAGAAGAAAACGAACTTTGCATGTGTGGAGAACCTCTGGACACTTGTCCTGATGCTTATTCACATGTTACTATGGGGTATTAATGGAAGATAAATTAATTTCAGTTCACGGGCCAAAAGTCATGAAGTCTGCCGCAGGATATTATATCGGCCACGATTGTTTGGTAGAATATACTTTCGAAGACGGAGAGGTTATGACTGCCCCTGAACCTTATAACAGACTAACAACTTATTATAAGTCAGCAGAAGAGGCTGAGAAATCTTGGTACGACAGTTACCCAGATGAGGCACTTGCCTCCTAAAACTGAACGACACCAGCGGTCGGAACTAAAAGCGTATGGGGTTGATGTCCGAACATCCTAAGAGGGGAATGAAAACGCCCCTCAAATTTACAATGGAGAAACTATGAAAGAAAGTGCGTTTAAAGTTACTGCAACTAAAGGCCAAAAAAAGTTACCAGTTGCTGAGTATGTATTCGATAGACTTAAAGAGGCCATTAAGTTTGAACTAGGTATGAGACAAAAAGGTTATAATACCGAAATTGAAAGAATTAGTTTCTAATGGAAATATATATATTATTTTTTCTTATCTTAATTGGCTGTGGTTGGTCCTCTTATAAATTAGGTTTAGACGAGGGTGTAAGAGTAGGTGCCGCAAATACAGTTGATGTATTACACAGTTATAAAATTATTTCTTATAATAAAAACGGAGATATTATACCATATAAGAAACCTTAGTTTTAATTTATTATAAATAGTATTACGGAGGGCTATAATGCATAGGTTTAAATACTTTTCTATTATTAAAGAAGATTTAGATAAATTAAACTATAACAAGGCAAATGAAAATGCATTTGTGTTAGGTTTATTAGGTGATATCGACGATAAGATAGGATCAGTCAATACAGAAATCGCATTAGACACAAGGACTGGAAAAACTAATTCTAGTAAACTTGGCGTATCTCAGCTCATGTTGGATAAAGATAGAAGTAAATTTGCAGGTCTTGCAATTGAAGTTATCGAAAAACATCCAGACCTAGAAAGAGTAAAAGTTAGCTCTGCAAGAACAGGAAAAGACTATGCATTTAAATATAAAGATATGGACAGATATGTCTATGTTAATTGTAGACCTTTAGGTAAACGATCAGGTGCAGGCGACGACCCGAACGAGTTAATGACGGCCGCACTTTGTTTAAAATCAAGTTTAAAGGCTCCTGAAAACTCTGATGAAATGGATAAACTTATAGATGATGTAAAACTTGGACTTGGTGCCGTAAAAGGTTACAAACAAGGACAAGTAGATGCATTAACTGGAGACTACCCTAACTTATGTCAAGCAGTATCTGCGGCATTGGCGTGTCACGCAGCTGGATATGGTGGGGCAGACAAAGTTTATCTTACAGGACAATCATGGGACGATGATGTAAAACAGTTTAAAATTTCAAAACATGGAATGAATGATTTTAATTCATCTGATTTTATAATAAAAAAAGGTAATAAATTTTTAGGTGTATCTCTTAAAAAGAAAAAAAGATTATCAGAAGAGGATCCAACACTAATTAATAAATCATTTTCCACATTATTTACAGATAAGAAATTTGATAAAATAATGAGACAACTTGATTTAAAGGCTGGTGAATTTTATACAAAGGTTATTAAAACTGCCGCAAGAAAAAAACTATTAGATAAAGAAATGATGGCTGACCTAAAGAAAGATAAGCCAACACCTAAAAACTGGAAACAGTATATACAAAGAGTACCTAATAGTTTAATTAATGCTGAACTTAAAACATCAAGGTCACTATTTAAAGATATGGCAAAAATTATTATGTCTCAAAAGAACTTAATTGCCAATCAGTTAGTACAATTGATATTTAAGGCAGACCTAAAGGATTTACAAAAAGTAAATTTTGATTTTGCATTAGTTACAGGTATAGGTGACTATGGTCCATCAAAAGGTGTTGTTGTTGAAAAAGGTGAATATAAAGATATTAATACTGTAACAAGTAAATTAGATGATTTATTTTCATCAGGTAAAATAGACCTTAAATTTACACCAGGCGCGACACAGGCATTTGATCAAGGTGCAGGAGCTGCCGTATTAAGATTTGATTTAGTTATTGGTAAATTACCATTATGTAATATTGTGTTAAGATATAAAGGAAACTTTAGGGCCGCACCGTCCTTCTTAGCCACAATGACACCTGAGTTTAAGGCGATTTACAAATGATATCTTTTAAAGAATTTGTAGAGGCGGAAAGAACTCCTAGACAAAAAGGACAACATCGTGGTAGTTCAAGTCATTCAGACTTATACACAGACGAGGATCCAAAAGGAACTATACATGGTCTAGGTTTTAAGGATGCCGAAACTGCAAATAAAGGTGTAGGTATAATAAATAAGGCGAAGAGAACACACGCACATAAGGTACAGGCGACTCTTGTAATGCAACAAAGGGCAAAAGAGGCAATTAAAAGAACTAAGGATCCAGAAAAAAAGGCCAATATACAAAAGGCATATGATATTTGGACTGCACATTTAGAGAAACTTAAAAAGAAAACTAAGGAAATAAATAAAGAAAAATGAAAAAGTTTTTAGAATATATTGAAGAAGTAAAAGGTGGTGCAGAGGCCGGCAAGTTAGAAGTATTATCTACTTCTCTAAATTCCGCAAGAGATTTTGCAGAGAAAAAGTTTAGTAAAAATGGCCTTGATTTAGATAAAGAGTTACCAGACTTTGATAAAAACTATACACTTGCACAAAAAAGTGCAAAGTTAGGATTTGCAAAAAGAAAAGATATGCCTGTTATTGATAACAGAGATGTTAAGTTATTACAAAAAAGACTATCGTCAGGTTCTATTGATATAAGTAAACCCTTTGCAAAGAATGACCTTCCAGACGATCCATACCCTAACGGATTAGACCAAAAGACAGGTAAAGTGTGGACAACAAGTGGTCTGGCAAAAAATGACGGCGATGCAAAAGATGATGTAGTAAAAGTAACAAATGAAAAAATTGCAGTTGGTAGTTTAAAACCTATACAGGCACAAATATACTTTGATAAATCAATTAAAAAAGTATCTAAAGATGGAGTAAAGTCATCTAAAAACTTTTTAACATCTAAGTTTAATAACTTTATAGTATCAAAGGATAATAGAATTATTGATGGTCATCATAGATTTTTAACAACTGTTTTAATTGATCCAAAGATTAAGGTTAACTGTTTAAAAATAGATTTACCAATAAAAGAATTATTACCACTTACACTTGCATATACAGATGCAATAGGGAATATAAGAAACAAATGAGAAGATTTAATTCATACATACCATTAACGGAATCGAAGAATACTCATATGACTCATATTGAGGACTTGATTATTGATGGTGGAGTTAAGGGGGCACGCCAAGCTATCCTCGCGCTTAGATCACTGAGGGATATGTTGTCTGGTAACACAAAAGCACCTGTAGATGTTACAGTCAAATGGGACGGTGCCCCCGCTGTATTTGCGGGAGAGGATCCAGAAACTGGAGAATTCTTTGTTGCAAAGAAAGGTATATTTGCAAAGAATCCTAAAATATATAAATCACATGCTGATATAGATGCTGATACATCTGGCGATTTATCTAAAAAATTAAAACTTGCATTTGATAGTTTAAAAGGTGTAGGTATTAAAGGAGTAATTCAAGGTGACTTTATGTTTGATAAATCAGACCTAAAGAAAGAAAAAATAAATGGAGTTTCTCATATTACTTTCCATCCGAATACTATTGTATACGCAATACCAACCGATAACGCAATGGCCAAAGAAATAACTTCAGCAAAAGTTGGTATCGTTTGGCACACTTCATATAGTGGTGCAACATTTGAAACTATGAGGGCTGAATTTGGCCGAGAAATAGTCCCTAAACTTAAAAGAACAAAAGATGTTTGGATGGTCGATGCGACACTACCAGACCTATCTGGAACTGCAACATTAACTTCTGCAGAAACCAAAGAGTTAAATAGTAACTTATCGAATGCCGGTAAGATATTTAAAAAAATACAAAGTAATGTTTTAAAAGAAATAGAACAAAATAAAGAATTAAATCTAGTCATTAATATTTACAATAATAGAGTAGTTAGAGAAGGACAAAGAATAACAGATACTAAAAAACATGCGACTGGTCTGGTTATGTTTGTAAATGATAGATATGCAAAAGAAATAGATAAAAGAAAATCACAGAAAGGAAAAGATGTGCAAATAACTAAAAGAGATGAATTATTATCGTTTTTTAGTAAGAATAATATAAAAAACTTAAAAAATATCTTTGATTTGCAGAATTTTGTAGTGGATGCGAAATTAATTCTTATAAATAAACTAAACAAGTTAAGTTCTATAGGAACTTTTGTAAAAACTAAATCCGGGTTTAGAGTAACCAATCCCGAGGGATTTGTTGCCATAGACCGAATGGAAGGTGGTGCTGTTAAGTTAGTAGACAGATTAGAATTCTCTACTAATAATTTCAGCAAAGATATAATAAAAGGTTGGGATAACCCCAGCTAATGGGAAACCGAGGATATAAATGTCAATTAAATCATTCAGCGATTACATCGTCGAATCATCAAAAGAAGTAACATTCGTTTTTGGTAGATTCAATCCGCCCACAGAGGGGCACGAAAAACTATTTGAAACTTTGAAAAAAGTATCACGAGGTGGTACATATAGAATATATGCATCTAAATCTCAGGATCCAAAAAAGAATCCTTTACCATTTAAACAAAAAATTAAATTTATGCGTAAAATGTTTCCAAAACATGCGCGTAATATTATGGCAGATCCAGATGTCAGAACAGTACTCGATATTGCAGTAAAACTGTATGACCAAGGATTTACTAAAGTTACTATGGTTGCAGGATCAGATAGAATAAAAGAATTTGATATACTACTAAACAAGTATAATGGTATGAAGAACAGACACGGATTCTATCAATTTGAAGATAGAATTAGAGTAATATCTGCAGGACATAGGGACCCAGACGCAGAAGGCGTAACTGGTATGTCTGCATCTAAATTAAGAGCCTTTGTCGCCGCAGGTGATTTACAAGGTTTTGCAGATAACTCATTAGAAGTACCAGGCGAAGGTATACAAGTACTATACTATGCAATCCGTAAAGGTATGGGTCTTAAAAAAGAATCATTTCGTAAACACATAGAACTACCAACATTATCGGAGACAAGGGAAAAGTTTGTACAAGGTAATATATTTAATGTCGGTGACGAAGTGGAAATTATAGAATCAGGTGAGATTGGAACTATTATTACAAAAGGGTCAAATTATCTTACAGTATCATTAGCCAGAGGAAACAAAAAAGTTTGGTTAGATGAGGTGTATGAGATAGGTGCCGATTACGCCAAACATACAAAGAAAATGACTCCAGGACAAACAGAAAATAAAAAAGGTAAAGAGGATCCAGATGTCGGAGATAGAAAAGGATCACAACCAGTAGGTTATTATAAAGGTATAAAAACTAAATCTACTAAGAATAAAAGAGCGGCACACTTTAAGAAACATGGCAAAATGAGCGATGATAATCCAGCGGCCTATAAACCTGCCCCTGGAGATGCAACTGCAAAAACTAAACCTTCAGTACATACTAAGAAATATAAACAAATGTTTGGTGAAAATACATTAAGTTTTGAAGACTTTGCAGTTACAGAACAAAATAGTAAAGCGGCATTACAGAAAAAGGCTGATAAGTCAGGTATGCCTTATGCTATTTTAAAGAAGGTTTTTGATAGGGGAGTTGCAGCCTGGAGAACTGGTCATAGACCAGGTACTACACCAACACAATGGGGACTTGCAAGAGTTAATTCTTTTGTTACTAAATCGCCTGGAACATGGGGTAAGGCTGATAAGGACCTAGCAGCTAAAGTATGATAAACGAAAAGTTAAAAGTAAGTGATGGTATTGGGGCATGGATAAAAGATTTTATGAAATCAGACGCGCCACAGTTCCAAGGTAAAAGTATGGATCAAAGAAGAAAAATGGCAATTGCGGCTTTTGCAGATGCCGGAGGTAATTTAAAAGAGGATAAAATGAAATTAAAAGATTTTAGAGAAAAACTTAGTAAAATGTCTGGGTCTAAGTTGACTGGTCAAGAAATCAGTGTATACATGAGAAAAAACCCTGGCGCTAAAAAAGATAAAACAGTCCGTAAGGCTGTAGAATTTGCACTGGACCATGGCGGAGCCATGACCTTTGCAGTAAAAGGTATAGAGAAAATGAAGAGAGGTCTTTCTAATCACCCAGAGGTTAAAAAGGCACTTCAGTACGCAAATGAATCTACTATACTTAATATGAAAGAAGATTTACAACCAGAAATTGTTGAGGCATATTCAAAAAATTTATCTGATAAGGAAATTGATAAACAATTCAAATTCTTTAGTAAACCAGAAGAGTTTTTTGGCGACTTAGATAAGGCTAGGGCTGAAATGAAACAAGATTATAGCCCTAAGAATTCAGCTAGACCAAAAGCATGGAATTCTTTAAGTTATCCTGTTAGAGATGGCGATTATTACTTTGCATTTATATCAAAGAATGAAAAGAAAAATATGAAGTTTAATGAAAAATTAAATGATTATTTACAAAAAGTATTTAAAGGTATGAAACTTGATATGATGAAAAAGAGACGAAGTAAAGAGGAAGTTCGTGAGGATCTTTGGGAAAAGGCTAGTCTTGAAGTTAAAACATACCCAAAAGATTTAGCTTATGGTGATACAATGACTAGAGAAGAAATTTGGGCATCAATTGGCCATATGGTTGGATTAAATGAAGATGTACAAGAAATGCGAGGCGCTGTACAAACTGATGCAGGAATTAGATTAGGTAAAAGAAAGAAAGCACCTAAATATCACAGAGGATAATATGAAAACATTTAGAGAAATTAGAAATAACTTACTTACGAAAGCTGGTCTTAATGAAAAAGTATATAGACCACCAGGCTCTATGTCCACATTAGGTGG